TTTTGGGCATAGCAGGAGCGGGCATAGCAGGAGCGGGCATAGCAGGAGCGGGAGGAGAATCCGCAAAGGAGTCCGTAGATGCCTTCTCTTTGTTGCGTGTGCCTTTGGACAATAGTGGTATCTTCTGTGTGACATAGGCCGTGGCACGATTCACATGAGACGAGATTGTGTTCTGAAAGGTCTGAAAGAGGGAGGGGTCTTTTGTCTCCTCTGACATTCTATAGCCACAACGGATTTTATTGAATCTGTTATGAGCTCGCAACGGTCACGTGACGGTCATCGTATCCCGCTTACAGGGCATATTTGAGTCCTCCCATTCCAGAGGTGATCGTGACCCAATTCAAACTCTCCACATACATCGTGATATCATACTGATATAAACTATTGGCGGGAAGAGGATAGACATTGAGATCGACTTGAAACAATTTGATGCGGCTACTGTTGATGCTGCCATCGGGCTGAGGTGTCGGCGAGGTCAATCCAAAGGGATACACAATCATCTCTGAGTCGGGAAGACCCTTCAAATATTTCCATGGAACGACCTGGGTATAGTAAGTAATGGGTTTCTCCTCTTGAAGCGGGTTTCCATCTCCTAAGATCGACAGGGAACGAACAATGGATCGCTGACCATACAACACGGTCTGCCCAGACGAGTCCGTGTATTGAACATTGGAGGGCCATCCTCCTCCAGGAGGGAGATACGGTGGCTGAGAGGGATTCACCCAATTGGTCAAATTCCACAATTCATTTCGATACGTGGTGGTATCGGAACGCCGCGGAAGAATCAAAATGCGTTCGACTGGATTATGAGTGTCCAATTCTACGAGTTGTCGTGAGGTGATCGAATCAAACTCATAGGTCGTAATTTGTCGAACCAGATACGACAGCGACTCCGAGGAAAACTGGAGACGCTCCTCATCGGTCACATAGACATAGGTCATCTGAATGCGCGGTTGAAAGGCCCATGATGGAAGAAGCGGGGCAGGAGTTCCAATGTCCGTCAGAAATTGGCTGATGATCACGTCGCTAATATCGGATACAGACGTATAGTATACATTCTCGGGCTGCGAGGGAATCGGAGAGGGGTGGAACTGATACCCTGGCGCGACTTGAACCCCATTGATGTCTAAGACGCGATAGAGTTCGCGAATGGGGCGGAGCGTGATCTGAATTTCGCATTCATGATACTGGAGCGCGACAAGGGGAAGGGCCTCAAAGGTGGATTCCGCAAACCAGAACGGGAGCGGAATGGACATGGTTCGTCCCGCAATGGAAGGGCGATTCACATTCGGCGGGGTGGTCGTCGATCCTGATGGGCCATTATTGTTATACACCGTGGGATATCCGCCTCCTGCGGAGCCACCATGATAAAGACCATTTGCGGGATCATACAGTTCTGGCACATCTCCCACGAGCGCCCGCCATTTTTCATAGGTAAGGGAATCCATATCGCACTGCGCCTTGGCAATCAAATAGTCCCCCCCGCATTCCTGGATTTTTTGTCCACCGATGAAAAAGGCCATGTTCTGAATGATATGACAACCGATGTATCGTGTCCATGCGAAATTGTATTGAGACGTGCGGCCGGATGCGGTGGGCAGCTGGACAAATTTCGAATAAATATCGGGTAGGTCAAAGACAAAATAGATGTCGCGCACCAGGTCGGCAATACGCTGGAGCTTAAAGCGCACCTGGACGGGCTGGTCGTAGAGGAGATCTTGGGGGCCATCCATGGCGAATGTCACAGACTCTTCCGCAAAGTGCGCATATTTCTTGTATGTTTTATAGAAATAGGTGAAATCTGGATTGCCGCTCAGAAGAACATTTTGTGCTCCGTAGGCGACGAGAGAAAACAACCCCCCTCCTGGCATTGGTGTTACTAGTATGTATCGACATCCTTTAATATGGTGGGTGGGGACACTTCGTTTCCCCACACCCCTCTCCCTAGGAGCTATCCCATAACAGGCTTCACAAACATAACCCATTCGAGGGATAGATGTGTGAGAAAACACGATCAATAGACAATGAGACACGGTTAACACTATGACATGGTGAACAATGGGGTCACGGTAAACAATCCTTTCCTAGGGAGAGGGGTGTGTTTGTGAAGCACACGGAACGTCTCCACCATGGTGAACAATGGGGTCACGGTAAACAATCCTTTCCTAGGGAGAGGGGTGTGGGGACGCTTGCGTCTCCACTGGGGGTCACGGTGAACAATGAGGTAGAATTCACGCCCTCTCCTCTGGAGAGGGGTATGGGGACGCGAAGTGTCCCCATGGAGGGGTATGGGGACGGAACGTCTCCACCATGGAGAGGGGGCACGGGGGAAACGCCCGCCTGTGGCGGGCAGTGTCCCCCGCTAGTTATGATTTGTCCACCACGTATCATCCAAATACGGAGCAGCCGAGGAATCCATCACCTCCGAATCCATCGCCGTCGAGGGTCCTTGCGACAGCAACTGTTGAATCTCTGAATACGACAACGCATAATTAAAATAGGTCAAACGACTGAGATAGCCCTTCATCGCACCATATACCTGAAAGCCATGCTCATCCACCGAAGGAACATGAGAGTGATCCAGTTTCAATTGGCGCTGACTGAAACAAATGATATCCTGGTCATTCTGATACGGGGTAAATCCGTCAAATGAATAGCGCTTGGACAGATTGCCATTGATCAAGATGTCCAGTGCGTTCTCATTACAGCTAATGACCACATGAACCCACTTCGAGATCGGAAAGTTATCCACTTCCACATAATTGTTCCATGTGCGGTAGGTATTCATGTAGACACGAAGAGTATTCGTATCCGAACGCAGATAGACGCCGGGTGCCAACAGGGGAAACTGTGAGCTATATCCTTTATGGAACACATGAAGAAGACCCTTCTCCTGACGGAACGACGAGGGATTCACATTCAAAAAGAACGAATAACTAAATTCGATTCCGCTTCTCTCATTGGACGATAGCGAGATCGGCTTGGATCCTGCCACATTCGGATTCTGAGCAATGATTTTGGTTCGCACATCCGTCGGACATGTATTCGGGATCAGCTCCGTGCGATTCGTATGGAGTCGATTCATATAATTTGACATCATCTCCACGAACACGAGAAGGAGATACACGCATCCCACAAGAACCACTGCGTAGAGTGCTTGTGTGATCACATCCGATTGAACCACATTGGTTACGGCGGATTGAATCCCACTGCTCACTCGTTGCGCCTGATTCGGGGCTGCGCTGCTTGCGTTGTTCCCGCGGTTTGCGTTGCTCATCCCTTTTACTAGTTTGTATGATTTATTTTATAAAGAGACCACATGAGATCCGATTAGGAGGTCGTGATGGAGAGCGATACACCTGGAGAGACCATCGAGGACAACCATCCCCCCAACGACGTAATCGGTTCAGGTCCTGCCATGTAGAGCGTATGAACGGACTCGGGATTCAAGGCATTATCATACATCGTGGTGGTGGAGATCTGACCGCCAAAACCACCGTAGTCCAACAGGCTTGCCGAATATCCGCTCGCATCCACTTTGTATTGCGCGGGGAGGACACAGGAACGGGCCAGCTTGCCATCCGTATAGACATCCACCGTCTTCGCATTCACGGATACGACAAGATGAACCCATCGCTGAAGATCAATCTCGGGTAGATCGCAGAGGGGAGCGTGGCCTACCTGGCTGTCCATGGACAGATTCGTGAATAATGGGGCCAGCGAGGCCTTCGAAAGATTGTTGTCTGCGCTGTTCGTGTGTGGTGTCCCTTGTTCATGCGTGTGAAATCGGATGTGAAGTTTCGGTGTTCGGCCTCCCAGATAGATTCGAAAGGTATCAAATTGCGGCCCTCCCACGCGCAAAATGGATTTCATCAGACCTGATCGATAGGACCAGTTCGACACATAGATCCAGGTAGAGATGGTGAATTCTCCCCCTTCAAAGAGACGTGGAAGTTGATCGGCGCGAACCGTGATGGGCTGACTGGGATCGACCGTGGCCGAACGTGTGGAGCCATTCAGTGTCGAGGGGGCGCCCATGCGCGGGCCAAACAAATACTGATACAGATAATAGATTCCAAGAAGGCCCGCAAAGACGAGCAAATAGGGGATCATATAAGGAAGAGGCCCCTGTTCATTCGAGCGGTTGAACGATCCCTGGTTGGCGTTCATGATCTGTCAGAGCCGAGGATAATCTTCCTGAATGTGTTTAGGCATAGGGGGTGCTCCATTGATTCATCCCATTCTTCGGGGGAGAGGTGAGGGCACGACACGGCAAACCGGGAGGACACTGTGCCGATAACGTAGGAAACGGGAGACTCATGTCGATCGAATTGGTTTCGAGGATGTTATGATTGCTGTCCACATATCTCAAATGAATTTTCTCTACGTCATGGGGAGCCATGCGCTGTCCCTGGACGACCACATGAATTACGGATCCGCCGAGACCTTTCTGTCCCACGGAAAGGGGGCTGCTAATGATGACGGGATAATTCACAAGACGCTGAGAGGCGACGATTCGGCTATCATAGATGACATCAAATCGACGGCCCTCGCGAAGAACGGCGAGAAACACCCACTTCTGCATGGGAATCGGGGGAAGTTCGATGATCTCCTCTTTCACGCTTCCTTGCGTGGTTTTCACTCGAAGACGGGTGGTGCGATGATTCTTTTCGTGCGATCCTACCATGGACTCCAGGCACCAATTATTTTCCACTTGAATCAGCGGAAGATAGCGTTGGCCATGATGGGCGGTGCGATCACCGCCTTTGAGATAAAAGAAGCCCATGACGGAGGATCCACTGGGTCCCAGAACGGTTTTTTGTGTGACATCGGGCAACATCACGTCGGTCTTGGTGCTTAGAGATGTGAGGGAGGGTAGCACATCCTGTGGGCCTGCGGGTCGATAGACGATCCAATAGATCACATAGATGATACAGGCCAGAACGGCCGCTTGTAGCAAAAGGGTAAGAATCTCCATTCTCTCTACTTCTCCCGAGGGGATTCCTACGAGGAGGCGGAAGCGGCGGAAGCGGTAGGGACGGACGGGGCGGAAGCGGTAGGGGCGGTTGCAGAATCAGACAGGGAGGAGACGGTAGATGATACGCTAGACATGGCAGACGATAGAGTGGGCAATGACGAAATGGATGGGATCGAGGAAACAGCATCCTGAAGCGAAGAGGTACACGAAGTGGAAGACGGAATGGGTCCAAGATTGAATTGGTTCGCCGTAGTGAGAGCGGGAGTGGCGTCCCGTATTTCCGAAGCGCTCAGCACGCGTCCCCAGAGTTTCAGTTGGCGTAAGGTGGCGATCCCTGGAACAGGGACGATGTCGCCCGTGATGTCCAAGGGTGCCGATTCAAAGGTTCGTGTGCGCATGAGGTGCCCATTCAGATAGACTTCCATCCCCTGTTCCATGATCACCATGCTTAGGCGAAACGGTGTTTGAACAGGGATATTCGGAAGGATGCTGGTTTCCATTCCATGGTTCTTATTCAACACAGAGACAAGTAGATCATTGGTATCAGGCGTTAACGCGACTGCCACGTTATAGCGCTCTAGAATGCCGAGGAGGGTTTTTCCTGAGGGCGCTTCCTTGAGAACTCCTCCACGATGAAACAGGAGGCGGGGCTTGTTGGAAAAGACGAGTGGGTTCTCAATGAAGATATCCACATGAAGGGAATATCCATAGGATTGGTTGCGAATGGGCAGGGTCGCATTGGGAAGTTGGGTGGAGGAAGAAGACCAGTAGAGGACTCCATCGTCGAGCCCTG